AATTTTAGAGAGAAAAAATATTTTAAAAATTTATTGATTCTTTTTTATTTTAAATAGAAGTTTGCATATTTCTTCTTTTGGTAATTTTTGATAATTATTAGGTAACAACTTTCTTATTTCTGGATATTTTTGATTAATTGTTTTAATTAATATTGGTTTTTTAATAAAATATTTTGATGTATAACTTTTTGTTCCACATTCTTCTTCATTTGTAAAATCAAATTCATTAAAAAATTCTTTTATTTTATTATTTTTAGTATTATTTTTAGTATTAGTATTATTTTTAGTATTAGTATTATCTTTAATATAATGTATTTTAATTTTATTAGATAAAGTGCTAGATAATGAGTTAATAATATTTCCTTTATTATTAAAATCAATAGTTTCTACATATTTTTTTAATTGATTCAAATTATCTCTATTAAATTTAAATATATCTTTAAATTTATTATCATCAATTAATTGTAAATACTTATTACGTTTATTATAAAATTCCGGATAATATTTTACTTTAAATATAATTTGTAAAATTATATATTTTAATTTATTAATTTCTTCAATTCTTTTTTTAGGATTAACAATACCAAAATCACTTAGGTCAAAATCAATAATACGAACACTACTATCAGCAGTTATTTGTATATTTTTAGCTTTATAATCATTATGATAAATTTTATTATTATGTAAATCAATAACACCTTGAACTAATTCATTAATAATTTTATTTTTATTAAAATTATCAATAGATTCATTTTTTTCAATTATAAGATTTTCAAGATTATAAGGTACAAATTCCATAATAATATGCATATTTCTATTTAAAATCTTATAAACTTTTACAACATTACTTATATTTTCAGTTTTTTCATATACATTTTTTTCTCCTTCAAAGGCAAATTTAGATTTAAATACTTTACGAACTTTTCCATCAGATTCCATATATAAAAAACCACCATCTCCTTCTGCAAATGGTTCCCTATTCTTTATCTGATTTCTTACATTATTTACATTATAATTATCATTTGTATTATTATTCGTAATTTTATACATTTATTTTTATAAAATATTTTTAATTAAAAATATTTTTTATACCCTTTTCTAACTTCTCAAAATCTTTATACATTTCCGGATTATCATAATTTAAATTTATAGCAAATAATAATACAATTGTTAACCACATATACATTAATATATTTAATAAAAAGTTCTCTTTATATTCATACGCCCAATCAAATCTTAATTGATTCACATATAAGAAAAATGTTATACTTGGTATAAGTAATGCTACTATTAAGTTTCTATATTTAAAGTTTACAAGTATTTTATATTGGTCTAGTAAAATGATAGTATATTTTAAAAGTATTAATCCAATAATAGTATCAATAACACATAAAATTATAAATTTTATAAAATATTTATCAATAAATGAAAGTAAAATAAATTTAATTCTGTCATTAAAATCTTTAACTTTTATAGTTTTACCATAAATATCTTTAAGATATAAATTTTTTTTTGCAAATAATAAATCAAGAATATAACCTAGTATATTACCTACAAAATACAAAGAGATTCCAGTACTTTGTTGTATATTTAAACCAAAACCTATATTTAAAATATAATTTAGTAAATTAGCGATTATTACAGATGTTATAGAAGTTACTTTCCCCATATTTTTCTCATCTTTTAAAAATTTTTTTATTAAATTATTATGTTTTATCATTTATTAAAATATATTTAATAAATTAAAAAAATTATATTAATTTAATTAATCTTCTTCATCAGATTCTTCTTCATCTTCATCTTCATCCTCTTCTTCTTCTTCAGATTCTTCTTCTTCATCTTCATCTTCATCCTCTTCTTCTTCATCTTCTTCTTCATCCTCATCATCATTTTCAATTTCATCATCTTCTTTATCCTCATCATCATTTTCAACTTCATCATCATCATCAGAATCTTTATCATTAACTTGAACTAATTCATCTGTATTATTTTTAGAAATAGAAGAATTTTTATAATATTTATTAATTAAATCTGATACATTTGAACCAAATACATCAATAAAATTAGAATTATTATTATTTTTATTAAATATTTTTTCAAATTCTGATTCTCTCATATTTCTAACTTCTTTTAATAAGTTTTTAACACCACTTTCATCATCTAAACCATTTTTAGTATAAGATGAACCAAACATTTTAAATAATTCATTAGAAGTATAATTATCTTTGCTTTCTTCTCCTATTTTATAAGGAACAAATGTTCTTTGATTAGCAGATGTATGGTCATTATTTTCATCAAAAATATTACTGAATTTAGAAGAGAATTGACTAGAAAATATTTGTTCATCATAATAAGACCTAGGAACGAATCTATATTCAATTTTTTTATTATCTTTAATTTTTTGAAATTTTTCTTGATATATACCATGAACAACTAATATAATTCCAAAAAAAAATACTAATAGTATTAATAACTTCATTATTATAATAAATTAATATTTTATTATAAATTTATTCTTTCTGATTTTTAGAATTCATCCAAGGATCTTCACCATTGAATACCTTACTATTAATATCAACATTATCAACATTTACATTTTCTTCTACTGTATTATCTTCACCAACACCACTACTTGTTATAACTTCTTTAACTTCTTCTACAACTTCTTTAACATCTTCTACAACTTCTTTACCTTTTTCAACAACTTTTTCGACATCTTCAACTAATTCTTTACCATCTTCAATAGTTTTTTCAACATCTTCTACAACATTTGATTCTAAAAGATTTTCTTCTTCAACTTTTTTATTTTTTTCTTTTTGAGCTTCTAACATTTCTCTCTTTCTATCATTAAATACTTCATCCTTATGTGCTTGATTTTCTCTATATTTCTTCATTAAAGTATTTAGTTGGTCTTCAGAATAATGTTGGTCATCAATTTGGTCAGCTGATGGGTCCCAAGGACACCAACAACCAACCTGACAAATAAAAATATTATGATTCTTATCCTTCCTCTTTAAAACCTCACTACGAACTTGTGCCTCCCTTAAAGTATCATATGAACCACGAACCTTTAAACCTCTTACATTAGTTTGAAAATCAACTTGTTCATTAAACTGTTTATCTAATTCTTCAGATTTTTCTTCACAAAAGTATTTATATTCATCTTGCATATGTTGTTTATTAAATAAAAATCTGTATCTATCCGCAATCGCTTGAAAACCATCCGCATCATCCGGATACTTCTCCTTCATATTATGAAATAATTCATTCATATCTTTACAAAAGTTCTTTGTAAACTCAGTAAAGATAAAAGTGTTTTTATCATCTAATAATTTTTCTGGAGAAATGAATGAAACACAGCAAAATTTTTGTCCGCGTATTTCGGGGTCTTCTTCGAGATAATCGCATTCACTAACGGGAACAACATTATTAGACATAGTTTATATTAATTTTATATAAAATAATTTATAAATGTTTTTAAATAAATTTATTTATTGTAAAATATTTTCTTTTATTATAGTATAAAATGAACGGACTTGACGTAAGAGAAGTTGTAAAGCGTATGCTTAAATATTTTGTTGAAGGTTTAGTTGTTGCAGTTGCTGCTTGGGTAATGCCAGGTCGTAAATCTGATTTAATGGATGTTGTATGCCTTGGTCTTGTAGCAGCTGCCACATTCTCTCTTCTTGACCTTTTCGCTCCTTCGGTAGGAACAAGCGCAAGAACTGGTGCTGGTCTCGGTGTTGGTGCCAACCTTGTTGGTTTCCCAGCCAAGTAAATTTTTTTAATTTAATAAAAAAAACAAAAAAATTAATTTTTATAATTTATATAAATTTTATATAGATTTAATAAATTCCCAACCTAAATCTTCACAAATATTTTTCCATATTAATTCTTGTTGATATAATTTTTCTCTAGATTTTAATAGAGGAAAATATTTTATATATTCATCTTCTCCTAGAATCTCTAGAAATTTATGCAAAACATAAGAATAACTTAGAAAATTCTTTCTATTCTTAGGAGAATGTTTAATAAATGGTCCTTGAATTTGTTTAAACATATCTCTTAACTTTTCTTCTAATTCTGGTGTTAATTGTGGTGTTGATTTACCTGTTATTCTATTTAATATATATGGTATATGTTCATAGTATTTATTAATTTTATTTTTCTTTAATATAGAGCGAATTTTTTCATAATTTAATGTAGCCATATTATTCACTTTATTTTTCTTTAATTCTATAAAAATTTTATCGAATACTTCTTCAGGAATATCAGTTGTTTCTTTACCTTGTGATTGTGCTATCCATTCATTAAAGTGATTGATTCTATTATAGGAGAAATAAGAAATTTCCTTAGGAGGTTCTTTATAGCCTGGTTTTTCATTATCAGTAATAATGTATTCGATAGTATTACAATCAGTGCAATATAGAAGACCATCATGAGTTAATTCATTAATATTTTTAGAATTGCAATGATAGCATATATCATTTTCGCAAGATAAGTTATTATTAATATAATTTTTGTCTGTGCAAGAAAGATAATCTTCTAGAAGGTCTGATCTATTTTGTTCTTGTTTAGATTTACTAGGTTTCATATTATTATTAAAGAAATCTAGAATATTAATATTAGTAACATTAGATTCATCAGTATTTTTTTCAACAGAATCGAAATAATCAAAAAGTATTTCAGATGTATTAGTAAGATAGTCAATTTCTTCTTTATTAGAATTAATAGTAGAAATTTCTTTTAGAATTTTTTTTTCTTTAGTTTGTAATTCAAATAAAGCATCAGGATTTTCTTCATTTTTAATTAATTTTTTAATTTTTTTTAGGTCTTTTTCTAGATTTTTGACACTATTATATTTTTTATTAAATTGTTCTAATTTTTTTTCGTGACATACATCTAAAGTATTATTAGTTTTTTCATAATTGTGTCTTCTTTTAGTCTTTTTACTAGACTTATTTTTTACATTATCATTAATCATATAAGGTTAAATAATTGTTAAAGCTTTATATAGAATTTTTTTGCGTAAAAATTAATTAATGCATTAATTTAATAAAATTTTTTTTCTAAGTATATAGTATAAAAAAATATGGGAGGAGGATTAATGCAACTCGTTGCCTATGGCGCTCAAGACATCTACCTTACTGGTAATCCACAAATTACTTTCTTCAAAGTTGTCTACCGCAGACACACCAACTTCGCGATGGAAGCTGTTGAACAAACCCTCAACGGAAATATCGCTGCTGGAAACAAAGTTACTGCAACTATTTCCAGAAATGGTGACCTTGTAGGACGTATGTACCTTGAAGTTACATCATGTGCGGGAGAAGTTGCTGTTGCAAATTTTGGTGCTGCCTGCATTGATAATGTTGAAGTTCAAATTGGTGGACAACAGATTGATAAACATTATGGTCACTGGATGGAAACCTGGGCTGAACTTACTGAACCAAATACATCGTGCTTAGTTGGTCAACTAGGTGCAACTAATGGAACATTATTTCAAGAATTAGCTGGAATGGGTGGTGTTAAGGAAGATGGGGCTGCTGCTGCTCTTGAACTTACTGTTCCTCTTCAGTTCTGGTTCAATCGCAATCCAGGTCTTGCTCTTCCACTTATTGCTCTTCAATATCACGAAGTTAAAGTTTTAACTACTTTTAGCAGTGTTAATGGAACAGGTACTCATGCTAGTGGAGATTTCAATGCTAAATTATGGGCTGACTACATCTATCTTGATACTGATGAACGCAGACGTTTTGCTCAAGTATCACACGAATACCTTATTGAACAAGTTCAACATACAAATTCAACTGGTACTTCACACGATCTTAACTTTAATCATCCAGTTAAAGAACTTGTATGGACAGGTGGTATGGGTACTGATACTGATGGAGTTATTGCTGAAGTTGCTCCTGGTAACTACAGATTAGTTCTTAATGGTCACGACCGTATGGCTGAGCGTCCTCTTAAATACTTTACACACACACAAGTATGGCAACACCACACTGGACCAGGTGGTCTTGATCCAGCTACAGCTGGTGTCGGTTCTAAAAATTCTTCAATTGCTGTTTACTCGTTTGCTCTTAAACCTGAAGAACATCAACCATCGGGCACTTGCAATTTCTCTAGAATTGATAACGCTCAACTTAAATCACCATCTGATACCTTGGATATCTATGCCGTCAACTACAACGTCCTTCGCGTTATGTCGGGTATGGGTGGTCTTGCTTATTCAAATTAAATTATAGTAATTTTACAATTACTATAAAAAAATTAAAATTTGAAAAAAATTTATTTTAAAAATAATTATCTGGAATAAAATGACTGATAATTATTCAAAATTACTTTGTAATGATGGTGAAAATAAATCTAAAATAGAAACAAAAATATCAAAAGATGATATAGAATACGTAAAAAGTTTAAATAGAAGTTGGTATTTATGGAAAGGTGGGAAAAATAATAAATGTTCAGGTGGTTATATTCGTGCTACAATTAATTATAAAACAGTTTATTTACATTCAATTATAATGAATAGAGTTCAAGAGAAACCAAATGATAATTATTCTGTTGACCATATTAATAAAGATAAATTAGATAATAGAAGAGAAAATTTAAGATGGGCTACACAATCACAACAGAATAGTAATACAGATAAACGAAATAGAAAACATAATGCCCGCTCTCTTCCAGAAGGGATTACTCATGATATGTTTCGTAAATATGTAGTATATTATAAAGAATGTTATAATAAAGAAAAAAAATTATATAGAGAATTTTTTAAAGTTGAAAAACACCCTAAATTAGATAAAATTTGG